CTTAGCATCAGTGCCCTCATGGTTTGGTATGCCCTTCATCATATCAAAACCAGCAAGCTCAAAATGCCCTAAGCATATATCTGAACTAGAGGTTCTAATAAATTCTGAAATTTCCTGTTCATTCTCTTTACATATCCAAGGAATCATATCTATAGATACTCCATTTATAGATATAGTTTTTGGATGATGTATTATTGTAATATTGTTATATTGTTCTAATAACAATTCTGGAGAATTTACAGATAAACTTTCTTTCCAAAAAATATCGTGATTGCCCAATAAAGCAATAAGACGTATACCTTTTATATACGCTCTCTCGAAAAAATATCTTTTAGATTCTGATAGAGTTAGAAAATTAATATATTTTCGTCTATCAAAAAGATCACCGAGCTGTAAAATGTATTCAATATTATTTTGATCTATATAATCAAACAAGGTGTCATAAAATTTTTCATAATATTTGTGAAAGGATTTAGAGTCATTTCTAACCCCAAAATGCGTATCGCCTAATAAACATATTTTCATATAATTTCGGATAGTTGTTTAGCAGTATAAGGTGCAAGAGTCCAACCCAAATGCCCATGCCCTACATGGTAATATACTTTAGGATTAATGTTAGATTGCTTAGCTATAGGCATCATATTAGGAGTCATTGGGCGTAAACAAGCCCATTGAGAATAATTCTCAGTTGATACCTGCGGAAAATTATCTCTTACCCATCTTAGTAAAGGCGTAATCCTTGATCTAGTTATATCCAAATTATGATCTGTTATTTCAGCTGTACCTGCAATACGCAATCTATCACCTAATCTAGAACAGACAATTTTTTCCTCATCATCAAGTAAAGAAACAGAAGGTGATCCTCTAGCACCTTCTATAGTAATACTATAACCTTTAACAGGATAAACGCACACATCGTGATCCATAGCTAGATTACAGGCATCTGATCCATTAGCAATTACTATTTTATCAAAATCAAGTAGGTTGTCAACTTTAGATATCTCTGTATTATATTCAAATTTTACATTATATTTTGTTTCTAATACATTAGCTAGTTGCATACAAAATTTATGTATATCACCTACCGCATCCTCTTCTGTCCATATGCCACCTATAAGATTACTTTTATGCATATGATATAATCTAGGTTCTATCTCTAAACACTCATCTGCAGTTTTTATTTCCCATGAACAACCATTAGATTCATACATGTCCTTAACATCAATGGCATGAGAAAAATAATCTTTATTTTTGTATATATGTAGTATACCACACTTATTATAATCATATTCTATTTTTTCAGTAATACGAATAGTATTATATAATCTTCTAGAAGCCATTCCCATCTTAATGGTTTGTATGGTTCTAATATCTGAATCATTGCTAGCTGCACTGGCAAGAAACTTTAATAACCAAAATGCTTTTTTCCAATTTAAATCTGGTCTTAGTAATAAAGGAGCATCTTTTTTACCCAACCATTTCATAGCCTTTTTGATGTTAGCCCAATTAGTCCATACTTCGGAATTAGATACAGATATTTGACCACCGTTTGCATAAGAACATTTCATTGAGGGGTAACGTTCTTTTTCAAATACTGTTACGTTATGATCTTTTTTAGCTAAAAAATAAGCTGCAGTTATGCCTGCTATACCTGCGCCAATAACAGCAATATTCATGATTTCAATTTCCAATGATAAAAACATTGTACAAAATGATCACCTTCAAAAGAAAGAGTATTAAAGTCTCTCCAATGAACATGGTCTCTAGTACAACATACCCCATCGCCGGGTTCAGTCTCAAAAGAAATAAATTCTTTTAGATATTTTGCCAATAGCACATATGATTCTTTCTCGTCACCTACCTCATGCTCGAATTGCATTTCACTTTTTGGTATTTGAATCTTACTAATATTAAAAGGCCAGGACGTATCAGGATGCTTATAAATGTTTACAGATAATGTCAAATCTAATCCTTCTCTGTCAATATGCGGATTTAAAACACTAGAATTAGGATACAATCTAATGTAGGAATGCGTAAATTCATATTCATTACCAAAATCTTTTTCTATAATTGTTTTTATATTATCTATTTCAAGCATCGTCTCTGAAAAATTAATAGTGCCTAAACCTCTACCATTAATGGCAGGAGTGTCTAATTCCTGATACTTATTCATATTTTCTAGTAACACTGGTAATAACGCATGATAAACTGTATCTACAGCATTTTTAGACATCAAACCTTTATAGAATTTATACATTATCTAAACAAATCCTCGTTCCATTCTCTATGACCTTCTCTAAAAGCCATATTACTCTGCGTCTCTCTGACCTCTACTCTATAGCACCATAAACGATTGTGCTCGCCTAGGCCCCACATATCTGGTATATAAACACCATTGACATACTTATATAACATATCAGCCAAACCTTCACAACCTAGTCTTGGTAGTATAGTTAGTTTAGCCATCTTTTTTTCTTGTAATAATTTAAATGTATCAAGTTCTGGATCATCTTGTGCCACTAATAAAGTATGATCAAACTGATCTTCAAGTATTTTCTTCAGTTCTTTTAGTCCGCCATAATCAGCTGCCCAATTACGAACATCTAGTTGATCTGTGCCGAAATAAAATTTCATGGAAAAACTATAACCATGAATCATATTACAATGGCTATCGGCTCGCCATTGTCTATATGCGCATGGAAATGCGTCATGGTATTCTTTTGTACTTGTGTATTTGTATGGTCTTGATAAGTCGATTAAAGCCATCTCTTGCCTCGTTGAGTAAGTTTGATGACACGCAGAATTTATTGAGCGGGATGAGCGTCTTAAGACCGCTTTAAATAGTTTTTATATGTACTAGAATTATACCAATTATTTAAATGACTTACTATCATCGGTAAGGTTCGCCATGCTGTCCAACCTGTACGAGCCGCGAATTTACTCGGATCAGCCACAAGAATAGCAGGATCACCCTTTCTAGCAGGGCATACATTAACAACTATTTCTTTTTTCAAAAGAGTTTCAACATATTGCAGACAATCTAAATTAGATGTTCCCTTAAAACTCCCTAAATTATATATCCCTTGTGTATCAGAGTCAATACATCTTATATGCGCGTCAGCAATATCAGTAACGTGAATATAGTCTCTTATACAAGTATTATCTTTTGTACTATATGCAGAACCATACAAATCAAAGGCTGTATCATTTAGAGCAGCATCAAACAATTTAGCAAAAATATGAGTAGCTCCAGGTTCCTGCCCATGCTCAGCCTCTGGATCGGCTCCGCATGCGTTAAAATATCTTAATGATACGTAGTTTAAATTGTAAGCATTATTATACCATTTAAGTATTTCTTCCACCATCAATTTGGTCTGACCATAAGGAGAAATGGGGATAGTATCATTATATTCTCTGTATGGATAATTACTATAATTGCCATACACAGCAGCACTACTACTAAAAATAAATTTAGTAGTAGGCAATTCATCTTTTATAAAACTAAGAAGTCTATTAGTTCTAGCTACATTGTTATCAAAATATACACCAGGCATACTAAAACTAGGACCGACCAAACTTGTACCAGCACAATGAATAATTGCTACAGGTTTGGTTCTTTTTATTAGCAAAAATGCTTCATAGTCAGTAAAATCTACCTGCAAAAACTCATCATAAAATTTATTCATGTGTGGAAAGTAACGTCTGTCTACACCATAGACATTATATCCCCTTCGTTTCAACTCTATACAAGTAATGCCACCGATATATCCAGCAGCACCAGTAACTATTACATTTTTAGTATTTAGATTCTGGGACATGATTACGATACCTTATTCCGCCTCTATACCATTGACTCGAATCTTCTAACATAATATCTAAACATCGATCAATAGTACCATTAGTCCAATCAGATAACTTACCAAGATTTTCTCTTGGCTTATTAAGTAATTTAATTAGTTTTGTGTCAGCATCCACTGTAGACCATGGTATATACAAACACTCAGGGTCATTAGCAAAAGTCTCAGGGAAAGAACGATACGCAGGATATAAACAGTTTGTACCAAGAGCATCTGCTTCTGATGCTGTATTAGATACCCAATCTTGTAGAGCACAATTAAATAATACTCGAGAATCTGCTAGAATGTTATAATACTCATTCTTTTTTAAGTTCTCGTGAATAGTTAACATACCTTTTTGTTCAAGCTCTCGTGCTCTTTGAAGAATTAACTCATCATTACTACGCAAAGGTCCACCTGATAAAACACAAAATTCAATATCATGATATGGTTTTAATCTTTCGATCATGTCCATATAGAAATTAGGTTGTTTTTCCTGATCGAACCTTGCTGCAAAACATACTCGTCTTTTACGATCATGAAAGTCTTTTCTAACAGGCACTCTGGATTGTACTTCTTCCTTACCAAAAGCTAGACCGGAAATATTATAGATCGGAACATTCCAGCCTGCAATCTTCATATGAGCAACCATTTCCTCATTGGATGCCAGTACACCTTTAACGAAAGTGTTAATCATATGCTCATATTTAGACATCCATTCCTCCATGTGCCAAACATGAAGAAAATCATCAGGATCAATAGTTTGAGCCAAACACCTTACCCAAACATTAGGGCAGTATTCAGGAGTAGTTTGGTCCATAATATATGGCAATACTTCCATACCAGGAGTGAACATATCTTCAAAGAAAATAGTATCTTCCCAAGTAATTTCACCTGCCTTCATCTTCGCCACAAGTTTCGCCATTTGTGTCAAAGAATAATAGCTACGTCCATGTGCATCTAGTACTTGACCTGTCACAATAGACTTTGAAGAATCAAGTAGATCACCATGAATCACTTCATATTCAACACCTCGACGTTTAAATACTTCTTCGCTCCAATGCTGAAGCTGTAAAGTATATCTGCCCTCATAGGGCTCCAACCCCATATAATATAATTTACCCATTACTCACCTGGATAGTATGTTACGATACCGTCTGACTCACCATCTTCTGATACAACAATCTCATAGAATCGTTGACCATACTTAGGAATAAGATGTTGTTCAAGAATATCTGTAGCAATCATTTCACAAGATTTATGATTCATATTACCGCCTTTAATAAAATCTTGTAGTGCCCATTTAACTAAAAAGAACTCTAACTCTCTATCAAGATGAGATACTGAAATTTTTACCTCAACCTTGAACATATGTCTATGTTCATTTTCAAGAAATGCGATACGAGGATCAATTTGGCTAGCAATAGGATAACGATGATACCCCTCAAATTCTGTTCTAATTTTAATATAGGTTTCTGTTCTTGGTCGAACATCTTGTTTAATAATCATGCAAATAGATCCTCTAATGATGAAGGTGGTTGATCTGCTACAGGTTCAGAATCCATATGACATCCGACATGCTTTTCCCAGTGCAAAAAATCATCTAAATTTTTTACTTCAAATAATGTAGCATATTCGTTTTCACAATCTTTATCTCTAGCAAATTTTAAAAATTGTTCTTTAGAATTAGTTAGTTCTGATACATCTTTAGTAAAGTTATGCACATTTGTTAATATGAAGGCTAATCTTGCTCTCATAATATCAATAAATTTTCCACCTGATTCTAAATAGGCAGTAACTTGTGAATTCATTAACTTGTGGTATTCCTCTGGTTCATAACTTGTACCACATACTAAATTAATTTCCTCGGTAACTGTTCTATAGATATTAGAATATTCTCGCCCCATTTTAACTGATGTGCCTCCATAAGCAGATCCTGGCGACTTTTTATAGTGTGAGAAGTAGAATAAACCATTATCAAGAGACATAGAGTGAGTAGTAGAATCATAAGATATATCAATTCCATCATACAACCCCGTTTGGCTAAATAAAAGATAAGGTAGCATTCGACGTAATGCACCTACACCTAATACGTGTAAATGAAAAGGTTTACTAAAAGGCATTAAGGTAACATAAAATGCTCGTTTTACATCTTCTAGTTGCCCCATACCTAGTGCAGCTGATCCCATTGCAACACCGCCAATTCTATCATGTAATGGTTCAGACACTTCTCGAAGAATCGTTTCTGCCCATTGCTGATATGTATCATGGGATGCTCCATGTATAATAACAAAAGGTCTACAATTTGATTTTAATTCTGCAAATTTCTCAATCTGAGCTCTTACATTTTTACCTGTTTGAGTCGCATACTTACTAAAATTTTCTCTATCAAAAAATCTACGCTTTGTATCGATCTTAGATGATTTCCCATCTTGTGTAGCTTTGACAGGAATTTCATCAAACGCCATACCTATGTCTGCATGAGTGCCTTGATTTGTATATACTTTGTCCCTTATTTCAGGAGTATTTTGCAATCCTCGAGTAATAATTTGCAGACCACCAGAGTCAGCATGGATTTGTTTAATTGCTGGTCTGTACTTCTGTAACTTAGTACCAAAATTTTTCTCAGTAAATCCATTATACAGAAGGGAAAAAGTATGATTATTTTGATTATGGCAAGTTCTTAAAATAAGACTTTTAATCATTTCCAATGTCTCAGGATCATTACATTGTTCCGCGCCCAATCGCAAATAAGCAGGGCCGCTCACCACATACTCGAAGATTTTTTTATTAGAAAACATACTAAAACGTCGCTTTTTTATAAATAATTAGACTGGTTAGGGATCTGCTCCAACAAATCCCAACAAGAGGTCAAGTTCTTGCTGTCCCAGATTAAGTTTAACATCTTTTTATATATAGGTCAAGATAAAATGAACAACCGCACGCCTTATTTTTATATTATAAGACATATTTCATCTGGTAAAATGTATGCAGGTTCCAGATGGGGTAAAAATTGTCATCCAAATGATCTTCTTAAAACTTACATTACTCATAGTAATAAAATAAAAAATATTATATCTAAAGAAGGACTTGATTCGTTTGAAGTTCTTCGTATTGATTCTTATTGTGATGGTCTACACCCTTACGATTATGAAAAATCTTTTCTAGAAATAAACAATTGTGCTGAATCTGATACGTGGATAAATGGACATAATAATCATTTATTTGTATATGGCACTAAAGAATATAAAAATTTTATGATTCGTAAATATGGGGTAGATAATCCAAATAAACTTTTTTCTACAAGACAAAAAATAAAAACTACAAGAAAATCGAGAAATACTGAGTATCAGGAAAAAAGAAAACAAACATCTTTAATTAAATATGGTGCCGAACATCATATGAAAAGTGAATCGTTTAGAACAAAGTTTGCAGACAATATGCTTGATAAAACAGGATATACTAATCCATCCTATAACCCAGAAATTAAAAAGAAAATAAGCGCAGCTAATAAGGGAAAAATTTTACTATTCAATATTTTTACTAATGAAAAAATATTAGTACACAAGGATTCTGATCAATATAAAAATTTAGATTTATCTGTTTGGAAAAATCGAAATGCAAATACTAAATGGGTAAACTGTCCTATTACTAAACATAAAAAGATGATAAAAGATTTTGAATTGGATTATTATTTGTCTATAGGTTACTGGATAGGGACTGGTTCATTTTCCGAGGAACATAGAAAGAAAATATCAAATTCACATAAAAAAAGATTAAGAAAATAAATCCTCTAGACTTGAGGTAGAATGTTTTTCTTCAGGGACAAAATGTTTGTCTTTGGATAGATAAGTATGTTCATCAGTATAGATTATATTATACTTATGCTTATTTGTCAATACACTTTTAACATCTTCTACGGCTAGACTTTTCCTATTCAAATCTTTTATGAAATCCAAATACTTAACTGTAGAATATTCATTTATCTTTGCAGCGTCGGACTTAGACATTGACGAAGAAACATAGTTACTTAGAAAGTCTACCCATTTTTGTTCGGTGCCACTATGAAGTTTCTTTACATATTCTAATGCACCTTCCTCATACCAAGATTTTGGATCCATAGTATCATATGCTTTTTGGACAAAGTCTGCTGCCTTATCCATAGATACTCTTCCATAGAATTTCTTATCAAAATTAGTTACCCATTCTGATTTATCAATTACTATACTTGGCATATGTCCCATACATTCAAAGAATGTAAATGGATAATTTTCCCTTAGTGAGGGATTAAAGTGTACTCTTGCAGATTTAATAAAGTCTACTTTCTCTTTGCCTACAATCCCAGCTTTTAATTCATAATCAGTTATTCCTAATTCTGCTAGCCGAGCCTCAAATTTTTTCTTACCATTACTATTAGTAATAATTTTTGCAGGCAATCCTGTTTTCTTGATTACTTCAAGAAATGCCTCAGGATTTTTTCTTTCTTCCCATCTACCAATATATAGTACACCTGAACGTTCTTTGTAGTTAGGAGTTAGTAAATCTAACTCCGACATAGGCATAGGTAATAACGTAGCATTATTGCATCCATTACTTTTTAGTTCATCTACGTTTCTTTGAGACTGGGTACCCACGAAGGCGTGTTCTACTGTCATTAATCTATTGAAAAATTCATTACAACTTTCAGTGAAAACACCTTTAAATTTTCTAGTGTCTCTAAATACCATTGACTCTTCATGGGTATAAAATACAACAGGAATATTTCTGCCAAGATCAAGAGCCAAAGCAGCAGGCATTGATTCCATTGAATTACAAACAATCATATCATATAAGTTTTTAGACAAGGCATACATCAATGCTCGTCTAAAATTTATAATCTTTTCAAAATTTACTGAATCCGAAAAAGCAAAAGTTCCAGTGTGCTCTGAATATGAATTAGATGTAATTGGATAAGTCAATGATGCGCCAAATCCCTCCACAATAGAACTGAAGCCCCCGGTGGGCGCCTTGTCCATGATAATATCTACTTTCCATCCGAGTCTACTTGCCATCTCAGTAAACCCTTTGGCGAATTGACCGATGCCACCATGTGGCACCAGATGTTGATCACTAATGCAAAATGCTATTCGTTTGCTGTACAGTTTCATTTCATATTACTAACGATATTAAAAAACTCTTGTTTCAAAGAAGGAACTTTTCTAAAATCACCACGCATAACAGAAGTAGTCATATCCGACTCATGTTCCTTCACTCCCCTATGTGTCATACAATGATGTTCAGCTTGCACTAGTACAGCAACACCATCTGCTTCAGTTTCTTTTTCGATAGCATCCGCAATCTGCATTGTCATTTCTTCTTGAATCTGCGGGCGAGAAGCGATCCAATCTGCGATACGATTAAATTTACTAAGGCCGATAACATTCTTGCCCGGAAATACGCCAATATATGCTTTACCAACAATGTTTTGAAAATGGTGAGCACAAGTACTCCTAATAGTAATCGGGCCTGTCACATATAGTTGATCATATTCTGTCACATTAGGAAATGCTGTGACTTTAGGTGGACTAGCATATCTACCTCTAAAGGTTTCTTTGATAAACATTTTAGCAACACGTCGTGCTGTATCCTGCGTATTATGATCGTTGGTGGTGTCGATAACTAAGGAATTTAAGACTTGTTGAAACTTATCTGCTACCTCATCTACTAAAAGATCAATTTCATTTTCATTATGAATAAAAGGTGAAATATTATCATTAGCAAAAAATCTAGTCTGCCCTGCTTTGATACGTTCACGAATCACTTGACTCATTGGGCGCCCAAAAACTGCGCCTTCATAACCAGGATGATATGGCGCATCCTCAACTAATTTATTATTCGTAGTCATTTAACACCTTTGCCAATTTTTTTATATCCTCTTTATTCAAAAAGAATTCATAAGTATTCTTCAAAACAAGATTCTCATCTTTGTTATATTCTTCTCGACAAAACTGTATCACGTTAAGCTCACTAGGTGCTTTACATTTTTTAATATCAACAAACATTTTAAAATCATTTCTATCAATAACTTTCATTATATGCCTCTGTAATTTAAATACTAGAAAAAATATCTATAATACTTTTTCTTGAATTTTCTAAACTGTATTTATGTCTTAAATGATCTACATATTCGGTATCGTACAAACTAGAATCATCTATATTATCAATTGCATAATCTATCTTATCTATAAAATCTAAATGATCATTTTGATTTACTTTAATGAAAGTTGGGGGTAAAAAATATTCCGAACCGGCATAGGCGTCGAAACCTATAACTCTACACCCTGCTATTGCTGCTTCTAACGGAGGCATGCCAAAACCCTCGGGCCCGCCTAAAGACAAAAATAGTTTATGTGTATTTACAATGTCTGCAAATTGTTTTCTAGTAGTGTGTTCAATTTTAGTCACACTACAAAAAGGGTATTTTAAATTTAAATAGTTTTCCACAAAAACACCTATTGAACTATTCTTATATGCGGAATAACAGACATCTTTAGTTTTATTAGCTGAGCTGAATAACTTACTGTCTATCCCTATAATGTATTTCTTTATTTTTTTACTATCTATGTCAAATAATTTACGCACACCTCTAGCAGTATAGTCAGAATTTACTATTACTAACTTAGAATTTTTGTAAAATTCTTTAATTTGATTTGCCGAAAGATAGTCTGAGTAAAATGTGGCAAACAATCCTTGATTAATTACGACATAATTTAATTGCCTAGAAGCAATTTCATTTATACCATACCATACAAACTCTTCCGAAATAATAACGATATCTTGTTTAGTTATTTCGCTCAATGAAATTGCAGGATACAACCTATCCAAGTAATTAAAAACATTCCATTCATTATTAGAACAATACAAAATATATACTTCGAATCCGGCAGATTTAAGGTCTGCCATCTGTTGCTCTAGAACAACCATTCCTCCAGATGTAGGATTTAAAAATCCCATCGGAGTAAAAATTATTTTCATTAGGTTCCCCATTCATTTTTAAACAACGGCACTTGAAGCCTGTCGCTATAGCGCCAACCCTTTTTCATTGCCATTAGTGCAACATTTTTATTATTCATAGCATATACTGATTCTACTCCACCTACTGGCATAAGATAAACTGGACCAGTAAATCCATTATCTCTATAACATTCAACCGCCATAGCTGCTTCTGCTACATCTTTTTCATCGGCAACTACAAACTTTAAATAGACATATCCATGTTCCTGATACTGTTCAATAACTTCAGGCTGAATAGCATCATCCCATTTTTCACCACTAACAGATAATTTAGGACTTACACTAAATGTTAGCCGATCCCAACCTTTACGCCAGTGTATTTTTAGATACTCAGAAAATTCTGAAGTTAATTTTTGAGTCCCGTTTGTTTCGAACGTGATCTCTTGTAAATTGACCATACCGGGATGCGAGAGGAGAC